TTTTAAAACACCAGGAAAAACTAAGAAATATATTGTCATGTCAGTTGATTTTGCACAGGCAACAACTCAAACACAAGGAGCATCACAGGATTTTTATTCTGGTGTTATTCAATGTAATATCTATGTTCCAAGAGGTAAAGGTACTTCTGTGTTATCTGCATTAGGAGAAGCTGTTATTGATGGCCTTACTTCTGTTAATGCTTCTAATTACACCGATACTTTTAGTTGTGATCCTAGAGTGCTTGATGTTGTTGGCCCTGCTCCTATTGAATTAGATGACTCTTCACACTTTCTTGGCTTAATATCTTGCCAATTTACGGCAAACGCTTAGTATACTAATAATAGCTACATATTAACATGACAAGAGCAGTTGATCTTTTAAAGAACAAGTTTGGAGTTTCACAACTTTATAAACATGATGTAAAACAAGATGATGAGATTATTCTTACTGTTTATTGGCATCCTTTAACTATTGCCGAAAGAGAGTCAATACAAAAAAAATCATCAGATGATGTAAATGATTATGCTTTGCAAATGATGATTGAAAAAGCATTAGATGTAGATGGTAAAAGAATCTTTCAAGATGGAGATAAAGCATCTCTTAGAAGAGAAATTGAAGTTACTATTCTTGAAGAAATACAATTAGCTATGATTAATGCTGGTGCTGACAAGGAGGTAAAAGAGGCCAAAGCCGATTTAAAAAGCTAATAAAGATTGGCAGTTTTTATTTTCTCTAGCTAAAGAATTACACAAAACTGTAGCTGAGTTATGTCAGACTCTTACTATTGAAGAGATGATAGGTTGGGCTGCCTATGCAGAGATTGAGCATGAAGAATATGAAAAACAAAAAGAACAAGCACAACGATCTAGTGCTTTACGAGGTAAAAAGAGGTAAGATAGAGAAAATATTTTAGTTTTTTATAGCAAGTGGCTAATTATAACGTAGATATTGCTGTTGCTATAAAAAATGCTAGAGCACTTAAACAGTTTAATAAAGATGTAAAACAGACATCAAATTTTGTTGATGATATAAATTTAAAAATTAGAAGAGCTAGTAATGCGTATGAAAAGTCTCTAAACACTTTAAGTCGTTCATTACAAAAAACAAAAGTTAATATAAATAAAGCAGCAGTAGGTACTGATGCGTTCAAAAAATCAGCACAAGATTTAGTAAGGGCAGAAAAATCTTTAAATAAAGAATTAGCATTAAAAAATAAATTATTAGAACAACTTAGAAAAAATGAAGATCAATTAGGTGTAGCCCAATCTTCAAGTAGTAATCGTGTTAGAAGGAATGTTGCAGCAAGTCGTAGATCAAGAATAAGCTCTAAATTTAAAACTTTAGATACACCTACACCTTCAATAGATCTAAGAAATAGGGTTAGAGAAAACTTACGTCAAAGTAGAATTAGTAGATTTGGTTCTGGATTTGCCGATTTTAACCAAAATTTTGAACAAAGAATAGCTCAAAGAAATCAAGCAGAATTTCAAAGAAATCAAATAGAAATTAAAAATAGACTTAGACGAAATATAAATCAGAGTAAATTTGGTAGGTTTGGCTCTGGATTCGCTGATTTTAGTCAGACAGTTGACTCAAGTATTGCTGCTCAAAATCAAAGAGCAATAAGAACAAATGTTTTAAGAAATATAAGAGAAAGTCAAAGATCAAGAATAGGAGGAGGATTTAGGTCATTATCTTTATCAGGACAAACATCTACTGTAGGAGAAAAAATTGCACGGGCTTTAGAGAATGAAAAGAAACTTGTAAAAGAAGTTGAAGCTATAAGAGGAAGAGCCAGTAAGAAGAGAGCAGCTAATACAAAACGTCAGTTGTCTCTTGAGAAACGATCAAATGCTTTTGTAAAGAAAGCAATAAAAGAAGAAACTGCATTAAGAAAAAAAGCAGAAAAAGAAGCAAATGAACTTGCAACAAAAAGAAGAGCAAGAAGGCAAAAACTTGGAAGCACAGCTAGTAGTGCGATTATTGGTGGTGCATTTCCCTTATTGTTTGGACAGACAGGTGCAGCAGCAGTTGGTGGTGGACTTGGTGGACTTGCTGGTGGTGCTATAGGTGGTCAATTTGGTTTTGCTTTATCTATTCTTGGTACTGCAATAGGTTCTGCTGTAGATAAAGCTGATAAATTTAATAAATCATTGGTAGAGTTAAATACAAGAATGGGTACTACTGGTAGTTCTACTGCGATTACTGCAAAAGAAGTTAATAGTCTTGCTAAATCTTTGAATATAACGAAAGAAGAGGTATTTGGTGTTTTAGGAGCTTTTAGAGAGTTTGGCGATGGCGATATAGCTAAATCAATGGCAATGATATTTGGAACTGATGCAGGTGGAGCAGATAGGTTTGCAGGTTTAAATAGATCATCTCAATTAGCACAAGAAATATTTAATACTAGAAAACAAATCGGAAATGAAGCTGCCAAAGAACTTCTTATACAAAATCAGTCTGTTGATGCTGCTGTTGTTGAATTAGCCTTAGTCAAAGCAAAGGCAAAAGCAGAACAAGATGCAGCTATAGCAAGAGCAAGAGCAGTAAGTCCTTTCGATCAATTAAGAGCAGGTACTCCAGGTTTATTGCTTTTAAGAATGATGGGTAAAATGAAAGTAACAGAATATGGCGATATAAGGGCAGAGAATTTACAAAAGAAATTTGCAGAAGATAATATAACGCTATTAGAAAATTATAAAAAAGGAATAATAGAAGCAAGAGAATTATTAGACCTTCTTAGAGAATCTCAAGGACAATTTGGACTATCTGGCAATCTTCAATTTACTGCTGTTACAGACAGAATAAAAGATTTACAAGATGAAATGAAAAAATTAATGAATCCTATAAATACTGTATTAAATTTATCTATGCAGATGCAAGAATCATTTGCAGAATCTTTTAAAGGAATTATTAAAGGAACAATGTCTGTGTCTGATGCTTTTAGAAATATGTTGAATCGTATTGGAGATTACTTTTTAGATACTGCTGCAAGAATGGCAGCTAATCAATTATCACAAATGCTTTTAGGTTCTCTAGCAAATGCTTTTACATCATCTGGAACTAGAGCAATTATGGACGATTTTGGTATGTCTCGTGCAGATGCTTCTACTATTTCAAGTGGAGGTTTTGTAGAAACAGTTTTTGAACCAAAAGCAGCAGGTGGGCCAGTTAAGAGAGGTGGTAGTTATTTGGTAGGAGAACGTGGACCAGAATTGTTTAGTCCAGGTGTATCAGGAATGATTACACCAAATGAAATGCTTGGTGGTTCAACAAATATTGTAGTTAATGTAGACGCTTCTGGTTCTTCTGTTGAAGGAGATGAAGAACAAGGTAGAGAACTTGGTCGTATGATTTCAGTTGCTATACAATCAGAATTAATTAAACAAAAACGACCAGGAGGTATGCTTGCATAATGGCTACGTTTCCCTCAATAAAACCTACTTACGGGCAACAAAAGAGATCCGCACCAAATACCAGAACAGTTCGTTTTGCTGATGGTTTTGAACATAGAATATTATTTGGATTAGCAGAACATCAAAATCCAAAAGTTTATAATTTTACTTTTAACGTATCAGAAGCAGAAGCAGATACTATAGAAACTTTCCTTGATGCCCGTGCAGAAGATAGTGATAGTTTTGATTTTACTGCTCCTGGAGAATCTGCTGCACAAAAATTTGTTTGTCAGGCATGGTCAAAATCTATACCATATAACAATAGAGCTACAATACAGGCAACATTTAGAGAAGTATTTGAACCATGAGTACTGCTCCTATTATTACTGATCTACAAAAGATCAATCCTTCAGCAATAATTGAATTATTCAGTATTACAACTGAAACTGCATTACATGGTTCAGCAGCAACTTATAGGTTTCATAACGGAACAAATGCACTAAGTAATGGAGATATTATCTGGGCTGGTAATACTTATATAAAGATGCCAATACAGGCAGAAGGTTTCGCTTTTCAAAAAGGACAACTTCCCAGACCTACTCTTACTGTTAGTAATGCTCTTGGTACTATTACTGCTATCTTATTAAACGTAAATTCTGTAACCGTTGGTAATGATTTAACAGGAGCTACTGTGACTAGAATTAGAACTTTGGCACGTTATCTTGATGGAGTTAATTTTGCTGGAAATACAAATCCGCTTGGAACACCAGATCCTACGGCAGAGTTTCCACAGGAAATATATAAAATTGATAGAAAATCAGCAGAAAACAGAGAAATAGTACAGTTTGAACTAGCAGCAGTTTTTGATCTTGCTGGAATAAGAGCACCTAAAAGACAATGCACTAGAACAGAGTTCCCTTCGATTGGTACGTTTATAGCATGAATTGGAAAGAAGAAGCACTTGCTCATGCGAAAGACCAAGATCCTAAAGAGTCTTGTGGTCTTTTATTAAATGTTAGAGGAAAAGAAAGATACTATCCTTGTCGTAATCTTTCCATGACAGATCATCAATGTTTTATTCTTGATCCAGAAGATTATGTAAAAGCTGATAATACTGGAGAGATTACAGCTATTGTCCATAGTCATCCCGTAACACCTCCTGTTGCCAGTCAGGCAGATCAGATTAGTTGTGAGCAAAG